CTATATCTATTATAACTGCTAGAGACCAAGTTAAAGCAGTAAAAAAAATGAAACAAAAGAAAAAAGATGATGATAAAGTAAAAGCTTCTTTAAGAGAAATTTCTGCAAGAGGTATGATGAAAGGCGGAGATGTAAAAGGATATATGTCAGGTGGTTTTGGTATATTTTCTAAAAAGAAAGCTAAAGCTGACGAACCTGATAAAAAAGAATCTCAAGCAGAAAAGAAAAAAAGAAGATTAGAAGAATTAAAAAAGGAGATGGGTATGAAAGACGGAGGAATTTCAAGAAGAGAAGAAGGTAGAAGACGTAAACCTAAAGGGGGGATACCTTCATTACCTGGAAAACCAAAAAAACGACAAGGGCCTCCTAGTAAAGATCGTAAAGATTTAGATAAAACAAAAAACCAACCTAAATCAGATTTTGGTGTAGAATACGATAGAGATGGACCATCTAGACCAGGGAAAAATATAACTGGTTATGCAGTAAAAAAAGGCGGTTTGATCGGTGGTCAAAAGAAACTTGATGCAAACAAAGACGGTAAAATTTCTGGAGATGATTTTAAAATCTTGAGAGGTAAAAAAAACAAAATGAAAGGTGGCGGAATCGCTATCAGGGGAACTAACTTTAAAGGAGTATACTAATGAAACACGATAAAATAAAAATGCATAAAAAAATGGCTATGTCTGGTAAATCACCTGTGGGTAAAATGGGTGGAGGCATGATGAAACCTACTGGTTATAAAAAAGGTGGAATGTCAGCTGGTGATAAGTTTAATGCAAAGGTAAAAGGTATGCTTGACACCTATGATGATAAAAACACCCCTATGAAAAAAGATAGGTTTAAAGAGAAACTTAAAGCCTCTGGCAAAATGGGTGGTGGTATGATGCAAAGACCTGCAATGAAAAAAGGTGGAAGAGTAAGAAAACCAGTTACTGTAAAAGAAATTACACCAAAAGGTAAAAAAGGTGTTTTAATTTTTAAAGGCAAAGCTAAAGATTATAAAAACGTTGGTAAAAGTAAATAAAGGATATGTTTAAATGGCTACATCAGGAACTACAGCATTTGATTTGTCAATTGATGACATTGTAGAAGAGGCTTATGAAAGATGTGGTCTGTCAACTAATTCTGGTTACGATTTAAAAAAAGCTAGAAGAGGTTTAAATGTTTTGTTTTCTGAATGGGGAAACAGAGGTGTTCATCTATGGAAAGTAGAAAAACAAACACAAACTTTAACTTCGGGTACAGCAACATACACTACTCCTACTTCTACAAATGATGTTTTAGAAGCATATATTTCAACTGCATCAGCACCAGGAACTAATGTTACAGATGTTACTTTATCTAAAATAGATAGATCTACATATGCAGCTTTACCTAATAAAGGATCTACAGGTCAACCATCACAATATTATGTGGATCGACAGACTACACCAACAATAACACTATATTTAACACCAGATGCATCTACTTATACACATTTACATTATTACACATTAAAAAGAATTGAAGACGCGGGAGCTTACACTAATAATCCAGATATACCTTTTAGATTTCTACCTTGTATGATTTCTGGACTAGCTTTTTATTTATCTTTGAAATACTCACCAGAAAGAACACAAGCTTTAAAAATGTATTACGAGGATGAACTTAAAAGAGCTTTAGATGAAGATGGTCAAAGAGCTTCTTTGTTTATTTCACCAGCTAACTATTATCCAACGAGGAACTAATGGCACGATTCGCAAGAGGTAAAAATTCATTAGCTATATCTGATCGTTCTGGTCAAGCTTTTCCATATACTGAGATGGTAAAAGAATGGAATGGTTCTATCGTCCATATTTCAGAGTTTGAACCTAAACATCCACAACTTACGCCTAAAGTTTATGGTGCTGATCCTCAAGGGTTACTGGATGCTAGACCACAAAAACCTGATTTAACATCTAGTTTTACTTTATACATAAATAACAATCCAAATAATGATCCTTTAATTAACAGTTACAGTATGATACCTTCTTCAAGTGATAATATCTTAGGTACACCATTAACTAGTTTTTCTGCTCAAATGTCAGTTGGAAATGTAACAGTGGAAATATCATAATGGCAATTACACATTCTAATTTTTTAACACAGGTAAGAAACTATACAGAAGTAGATTCAAACGTATTGAGTGATTCAATATTAGATCAATTTATTAGAAATGTAGAATTAGACGTTGCAGGTCAAGTAGATTATGACGATACTAGAAAATATGCTACATCCTCATTCACTGCTAATAAGAGATATCTTGTAACTCCTGCTGATTTTTTAATTATTAGATCTCTTCAAGTATTTGCTTCTACATCAATTACTTCTGCACGTACTTTTATGGAAAAAAGAGATAGTAGTTTTATTACTGAATACAATTCAAGTAGTGCAACTGGTCAACCAAAATATTACGCTAATTGGGACGCTACTACTATTGTAGTTGCTCCGACACCAGATATCGCCTACGCAACACAACTAAATTATATTGTAACTCCTCCTCATTTTAACAGTACTACAACTACTTACTTATCAGATTATCAAGAATCAATGTTGTTACATGGAGTTTTAGCTGAGTCATTTTCTTTTCTAAAAGGCCCCTTGGATATGTACAATTTATACAAAAACAAGTATACTGAGGAATTAAAAGCTTTTGGTATCCAACAAATGGGTAGAAGAAGAAGAGCAGAATTCGATGATGGCGTTCCTAGAGTAAAAGTACCGTCACCATCACCATAAAAAAGGAGTTAAAACATGGCAATAACAACAAACGCAATATGTAATTCATTTAAAAAAGAATTACTTGAAGGAAAACACGACTTTGCACAAACTAGTGGAGATCAATTTAAATTAGCATTATATACTAGCTCAGCAACATTAGGTAAATCAACAACTTCATTTACAACGGACAACCAAGTAAATGCTTCAGGACAATATACATCAGGCGGTGGTAAATTAGCTAAAGGAAGCCAAAATACATCTGTAGCATCAGATGTTGCTATTGTTGATTTTGGTAATAGATCATTTACTGGGGTTACACTTGTAGCTAGAGGTGCATTAATTTATAACACCTCAAACTCAAACTCATCTGTTTGTGTTTTAGATTTTGGTGGAGATAAAACTGCAACTGCAGGAACATTTACAATTCAATTCCCTGCATTTACAACATCTGCTGCAATATTAAGAATAACGTAAGGAGAAGTTTCGATGGCACTTGTCTTGAATGATAGAGTAAAAGAAACTAGTACAACACAAGGCACAGGTACACTAAACCTTGCTGGTGCAGCAAATGGTTTTGAAACTTTTGTTGCTGGAGTTGGAAATAGTAACACTACTTATTATTGTATTTTTGAACAAGGGACAAATAATTTTGAAGTAGGTTTAGGAACTGTAACAGATGCTACTCCAGATACATTAGCAAGAAATTCTGTTATTTCATCTTCTAATAGTGACTCATTAGTAAATTTTAATTCGGGTGGTTCAAATACACTAGATGTATTTTGTACTCTTCCTGCAAATAAAACAATGGATATGGTATTAACAACACAAGGAGATATGCCATACGCATCGGCAGCAAACACACCTGCACGTTTAGCATTAGGATCCGCTGGACATATTTTGCAAGTTAACTCTGGGGGAAACGCTCCCGAATGGGCAGCATCATCTGGAGTAAGTTCTGGATTCGTGATTGCTATGTCGATTGCGTTATAGTATAGGTAAATTATGGCACAAAATTTTAAAAATTATGTTCAAGAAGCAATTGGTACAGGAGCAGTTGATGTTTTAGGTGGCGCAACAAATAGTATTGATTGTTTAATTAGCGTAAGATTAGCTAATATATTAACCACAACAATAACAGTAGAAGTTTATATCGAAAGAAGTGGAACCAATTACTACTTAATTAAAAATGCGCCCATTGTAAGCGGTGGATCATTAGAATTAATCGATGGGGGCAGTAAGATTGTTCTTGCTTCTGGAGATCAACTGTATGTCAAATCTGATACAGCGTCATCTTTAGATACAGTAGTAGGCGCAGTAGATGATATAAGTACATAGGAGAACTCATGGCGTATTTAGGAAATAAACCAAAAAATAATTTATTGACCATGAACTCTTCGCAGTACAGTGGTAATAATATACTTACAAATTTTACACTTTCACAATCCGTAGGAAACGTTAACGAAATTGAAGTCTATGTTGGAAACGTCCGTCAGGATCCCTTTTCAGCTTATTCAGTAACAGGCGGAACAACTTTAGCTTTTACCGCAGCCCCTCCAACAGGCACTAATAATATTTATGTAGTATACCAAGGTAAAGCTGTAGGTACGACTACACCTGGAGAAAACTCAATTGAATTCGGAATGATAAAATCAATTAACGGTGGCTATGAAAACAAAGCAACTGTATCAACAGCATTA